AAAACATTAGAAGATGGATTTGTTAAAGCAGGACAACTATTAGAAGACAGTTTAACTGATGCAGTGTTAACTGGTAAATTAAGTTTTAGCAGTTTAGCAGACCACATTAAGAAAGTGTTAGCCAAAGCACTTATACAAAAGTTTATTATGGGACCAATTATGGGACTAATGGGACTAGCTAGTGGTGGACCAGCACAAGCAGGAACTCCTTATGTTGTTGGTGAAGAAGGACCAGAGCTATTTGTGCCAAGACAAAGCGGCACAGTTATACCAAATGACGAAATGGCAAGTGGTGGATCAGGCATGGGCGGAGCAACAAATGTTGTATACAATATACAAGCCACAGATGCCGCCAGCTTTAAATCATTAGTTGCAAGGGATCCGGAGTTCATATATAACGTAACGCAAGCCGGCGCTAGGAGGCAACCAGCATAATGAGTTTACAAACAATTATAGATAACGCAACATACATTGATATAAACAAAGGTAAAGTTGCCGCTCAATCAGTAAGTAGAAGTGGAGTAGTCCTAACTGCCGAAAGAGCAAGTAACCAACCATACAGATTTAAAATAGGTATGCATAGTGGATTACAATACAGCACTAACAGAGGATTGTTAGAAGATATTGACGCATTAGACTTAACAGTAGAAACAACTATCGACATTGGTGATACAAACAGCGGAATGTTGTATATGACCAAATACCAAGGTGGTGTTACTAGTGGCACAATGACATTAGTAAGTGTCTCAGGAACCACTATAACAGTCAATGCAAGTGGTGTTAGTGGAAGTGGCACATTGTTCAAGAAAGGTGATTACTTACAGCCAGTGGGCAACACAGGAGCTTACAGATACCCTTATCAAGTAACAGCCGACGTTGCATACAGCACAGGTTCAAGTGTAGCAATTCCAGTTCACAGACCAGTTATAAGCCAAGACGGTGTAACAATGACTAGTGGTAACATACTTACTGGTAAAGACGTTAGTTTCAAAGTTAAACTAACAAAAAGACCTGGATACAGAATAGTCCCACATGATAGAATACAGTTTCAAAGTGCATTTGACTTAGTAGAAATAATTAAAACATAAGGATAATAATATGGCAACAAGTATACCTCCAGTAACTGGAAAGAACAATATAAAACATGCTATGTTAGTTGACCTCACATTGGGTGCAACAACTTATTACCTATCCGGTGCATACAAACCAATTACATATAGCGGAAACACCTACACAGAGTTAGGCAGTTTCCTAGGTGTCAGTGAAATACCAGAAGATATTAGAACAACAAACGGTGACATACAACTTAGTTTAACAGGCATACCAAGTGACCAAGACTACATGGGCATTATATTAGGCACGGCAATTAAAGGTGGCGTAGTTAAAATACACAGAGCATTCTTTAATGATGATTATTCAGTAGATGCCGCGAATGTGTTTCAACGTTACAGTGGCATTATAACTAATTACAGTATCAGTGAAGATTACAATTTTCTAGATGGTATTAATACAAATAGTGTTGCAGTTAGTTGTGCTAGTGTTAACGCAATTTTAGAAAGCAAAGTAGTAGGACAAAGAACAAACGTAACTGACAGGAAAAAATACTTCCCAACAGATTCAACATTTAGCAGAGTAACAGACTTACACCAAGTGCAGTTTGACTTTGGTAAAGAATACAGCGGTGGCGGTGGAGGCTATGGCGGTGGATGGGGCGGAGGCTTTGGCGGACCAGGCGGTGGCTTTGGCGGATTCCCTGGAATGATGAGATAAGAATGATTCGACAAGCAACCATACAAGACTATGATAGCATAATGGCAATGATGATTAACTTTGCCAACAGTTCACCTTATAGTGCTTTACATAATCCAGAATACAATGATCAGTATATTAGAAGATTGTTGGATAGTTTTGGAAAAGAAGGTTGCATACTGTTAGGTGAAAAGAACAATCAAGTAGTAAGCATGTTAATTGCACAAATACAAACAGACGCATGGTTACCAGAAATAAAAACAATGAAAGAAGTTGCATGGTGGGTTGAACCAGAACACAGAATGTCATCATTGGGTTATAGATTATTAAAAGAATATGTGAACATAGGTAAAGCTCTAGTAGAAAAAGAAATAATAGAAGGTTTTACACTCACAAACATGGAGATATCGCCAGACTTTAATTTAGAAAAACGAGGTTGGCGACCTATAGAAACAAATTATATATATGAGGGTGTGTAGATGGCGATTTTTACAGCAATAGCAACAGCAATCGTAGGAGCAATCGGATTATCCGGTATAGCGGCTACTATTGCCACAAGCATTATTAGTGCTGGATTAGCCTTAGGAACAGCAAAAGCATTAGGGGTAATGGAACCACCTAAACAACAAGAAACAAAAGATCCAGGTGTTAAGATACAATTACCACCAAGCACAGACAACAGAGTTCCTGTGTTCTATGGACGAAGTTTTACAGGTGCAATCATTGTTGATGCAGAAATCAAAAACCAAAACAACACTATGGTGTATTGTATGGTTATTGGTGAGAAAACAGATAGTGGCACAATCACAATTAATGACATTTACAGAGATGACTCCAAGTTAATCTTTAGTGGTGCTACAGTTACAAGTGCAACAGATCCAAATGCTACTACATCAAGCAACATTAACGGTAAGATACGTTGTAGAGTATATGCTGGCGGAACAGCGGCAAGTAATCAAATATTCCCAAGTAGTGGAACGCAAGTTGCGGCTACTACATTATTAACAACTATAAATGCCACAACCAATTATGACAAACTTGTATTTTCAGTTATTGAGATGGATTATGATGCTGAAAATGGATTACAAGGTCTGGGTGCTATTACATATGATATCAATAACAGTTTAAATGAACCGTCAAACGTGCTATTAGACTACTTACAAAACGATAGATATGGTGCTGGGATCAGTAGTAGTGATATTGATACAAGCTCGTTTAACGACCTCTACGACTATGCTACGGCCCAAGTTGACTACAGAACAAACCCAGGTAACGTTACAGCTCAACACAATAGATGGCAAGTAGATGGTATGTTAAGCACATACCAACCAGTTAAAAGAAACATTAATGAATTATGTAGAAGTTGTGCGGCATACTTTGCTTACGATCCTAAACAAGGTAAGTTCAGAGTTGTGTCAAACAGAGCGGCTACTACCGCAGAAAAGAATGCGGCTTATGTGTTTACAGATGACAACATAGTAAGTTCAATTGATATTACGTCAACGGAACTATACAGTTTATACAACAGCATTGATGCTGAATATCCAAGTGTTGACAAAAAAGATCAAACACAAACTATTATTGTTAGCACACCAGCTGGCGAAAGAAATAACAATGAGCCTGACAATCCACTAGACACTAGATTTAATTTAGTTAATGATAGAAGTAGAGTAGGTAACTTAGCAAACATTGACCTTAACCAAAGTAGAACAAGCACCGTTATATCATTTACAGCAGACTACAGTTCAATTGTTAATGATGTAGGTGACGTTATTAAAGTCACAAGCAGTCAATACGGATTTAGTAGCAAACTGTTTAGAGTGATGCGTGTAACAGAAGTAGAAACAGCAGATGCAATGTTAGGCGCTAAGTTTACTTGTATTGAATATACTGATGCAATATATACTCACACGGAATTGCAGAGTGATGGTGTAGTGGGACTTAGTTTAATTCCAGCATGGTGGAATATATGGGGTAATGTAGACTATGGTAATATTTCAAACGTTATTATAGGCAATGTTACTATTGTAGATGATCCTACATCAAATACTGCAAACGTAATTAATCCACCTGACGGAAATATTGTAGGAACATTGCCAATAGCTAATGTTGACTATGGTATAGGTATAGGCGGTGAAGGCGGCTTCGGTAATTTTCCAAGTATCAATTTTCCTTTCACAGTTCCAAACATTCCAGACATAACTAATATTATAGCAAATTTAGATGTAATTGGATCTAGTGTAAACAGTAATGTTGCAAACACAATACCAGCGACATCAGTTTCTATTATGCCTTCAGGGCCAGGTAGAACAACATTTACACCAGGCGAAGTAGTTAATGTAACAATAGCAACACCTGATGTGCCTTTACAAGACCAAGCATTTACTGTAGGTCCTTTACTACCAGACTTCCTAGCAAATTTAAATCTTAGTGCAATTGGTGGAGGCGGATTCAGTAGTGCTATTGCACATGTTCCAAACATCACTTTAGCTCCAACAGGTAAAATTACTAGAGGTGCAATTGGTAGTGTGCAGGCAGGACTACAAATTGAAGAAGATGGCTTTAATAACAATATGGCAAACAGTGCCACAACAAGTGTTCCACTGGGAACAAACGGCGCATTGATTACAGCAAACGTAATTATTGATTCAGGTGGTATTGATGAAGGCATATTTAGTGCTGTGAACAATATGGTTCCATTTGGTGGCACAAATGCAGACGGCAATACCGCTATTTCATATCGACCATTTAGGCAAATAAATTACAAAGCAGTAGATGTTTCACCAGAAGGCAAGATGACTGCAAATGCCGCCATGGCAAACTCTGGCATACATGAACTAGCTACAGGTAGTGGGATCGTAGCAACAGGACTTACTTCATTGGGCGGATTCGACGATAACTTTAAATATACTGTTAGTAGAGAAAGAGGCAACGTAGTTGCAACAGCAGGCAGTTTGCCT